CAAGGAATATTAACCACGTCACCAGCCGGATATAACTATCTGTGGGATAAATTTGGAGATCCGACACGCAGCGACGACTTAAGACGGATTTACCAAATTGTTTCAATGTCGTCACTGGAAAATAAAAAATATTTAGGGGAGGATTATGTAGCTTCACTAGAGGCAAACTATAGCGATGAACTGTACCAACAGGAAGTTATGGGGCAGTTCATCAACACGGTACAGGGTTTAATTTACAAATACTTTGACCGCACCAAACACTCGTTCCAGGATGAAGATGCCGAACTACTGGAATATGACCCGAATCTCCCTCTGCTGCTAACCTTTGACTTTAACCACACGCCTATAGTTTGTTTAGCAGCCCAAAAACGCGGGAACGAAATTCACTTTTGCAAAGAGTGGTTTATGATGGACTCCGATATTTGGGAACTGACGGAAAGTATTGTGGATTGGGTGGAGAAATACGGCATCCCCCCAGAAATACAAATATTTGGGGATGCCACCGGACGCGCTAGAACTGCGGCTAGTCGGTTAAGTAGTTGGGATATCGTGTTTCAGGGCTTAGAACCACTAGCCGCAATGCGTGGCAAAGGTTATTTGGTTCGGAAATTTGCAGATGCCAACCCATTTGTTGTGAATCGGGTCCATTCTGTCAATCAATTGTTCCGCCAAAATCGCTGTTATGTCCACTTTGCGAATTGCCAAAACTTTATCAAGGATTTGGAACAGGTGACGTGGAGTGATGAGGGTATCAATAAAAACGATAACCCGCTACTCTCTCACCTGAGTGATGCAGCGGGTTATCTGATTCACAGTATTTATCCGTTTAAGAAGGAAACCAGGGAACGGAAAACTGGTAAACGTAAAATTAGCGGACTCGCAGGTTGAGATACCTAATGGCGAAATTACTCCCAATCAGTAACGTCAACATCAATGATCTCTGTCTTGTTCTTTGTCAAAAAGCTACCAATGCGGTAACTTATTTTGTGCTTAAGAACGATAAGAAAGTAGAAAGTCCCCCTAAAATTAAACAAAAAAGCATAAGATACTGCATCTATGACAGACACTATAAATGATTTAGGCATTAAGTTCTGGTAGCAGTAGTCCGTATAAACGTCTACCATCTCCAAAGTAGAGTATGTGTCGTATTGTGGGAATTGACGCTTACATTCATCTTCCCACGCTCCAAATGCTTTCATAGGTTCATAAGTAAAAGCATACCGGAGATACCACCAGCCGAACTTCATTCTTTCCATTGTTTTAATCCTTACATTTTCCTTTTTTAATGCAATCTCCTGTTTGATCGTCACGGGCTGCTATTGTGGGATTAGCAATATTGAGAATTGTTAAGATTGCTATTAATGCGATCACGATCTGTTTTAATTTCATGGTCACTCCTGGTGATAGGGGTAGGTTTTGCTTGGCGGCTGCCTTCCCTTTTGAATTGAATAGTTTTATGTCATCGCGGACGGGTTTTAGAAAGAATCGGGATCGAATTTTTTGTCTTCTGTTGATTTGAAATTTTTGATTAGATCCAATGTAAATACGGCAATATTCGCTTTGTGCTTATGGCTTTTCCCTCTTTCACGTATTGCTACTAGCAGCGGCAAGATTTGTACCTCCAGGGGTGGTGGAATTAAAAGTTTTGTCATTTCAGTAAATAAAACTTCAATTTCCCAGTGAGTAAATTTACCGTCGCTATTTTTAGCAATTTTTTCAAGCCAAAATTCTAAAGATTCCATTTTAAAAGTCCTCCTGTTCTTGTTCTTTCTTGCCCCCTAAAAGCTCTAATTCTCCAACTAAAATTACGGGTTTTGACCGTAATTCGCCTGTGCTTTTATCCGTCCATTCCTCAAATTTTATTTGTCCAAGAATGCCGATTAATCCGCCCTTGCGGACATAATTGCCCATCACCTCACCAGTCTTACCCCACGCTTCTAAATCAAACCAATCTGTCTGTGATGTGCGACGGACGGCTAAAGAGCATGATGTTTTGTTAGTACCAGACTCAAAATACCTGACTTCTGGATCACGCCCTACCCGTCCTGCAATGCTGACAGAATTAACGTTTACCGGACTAGAAACCATGTCTAAAGCACTGATTTTAAACTCAGTTACTTTGGTTTTAGTGCCGTTACTTTCTTTGCTGATAATGTTGATTGCACCAACCAAGACAATAGCTTGATTCTCATCAAGTTGCGCTATTAATTCAGCTAATTTGCCAAATCCCACACACTTAATCTGTTTGACAGACTCCGATTTACTAGCATTTTGAAATGCTAGTAAGAACTCAGACATAGGTTTGTTGTCATGGCTATATCTAAGTTGTGGAGGGGATGAAATGATGCCCGATAAAACTGCGTTATTCATTTATAGTCCTTTGCCCTTAAACAAAGTTTGTTTCTATTTTTGGACTAATGTTAAATCCCCTGATTTAACATTTTCTGTATAAGAATCAAGTGCATGAATTTCATGCACGCCCTGAGAAACTGCCCAGTCAACGCACATATCTTTAATGAGTTGTTCAGGGTTTTTTAGGTTGGCAATCGTTGTGTTGTTTTTCGCCAACCAGTCAATTACATATTGCTTGTCAACTCCTAAAAATTCCCTGATTTGGCGAACCAAATCAACAACGACGTTATTGGGACTATTATTGTTATTACTTGGTTTCGTTTTGCTGTTGTTTTTTTGTTCATCCTTTGCGCTATTTGCATCGTCATCTTCATCAGCCGTGATTGATAACAAAGCACAAACAGTATAGCGGCGGGCATAAGTCAAAGCCGCCCCTTTCTTTTGGCTATCCTGAATATCAGGAAGCTCATATTCACTGGTCAAAAATTCTCCTGACTCATGAAACAAATTAGTTTTTAATATGCTCCCTTTCTCCATGACTTGGACAATTGCCAATCCATGTTTACAAAGCACTGGAGTAACAGCGTCTAGAACTGAATCTAGAGATGCATAGGACACTTTAAAATGTGGATTGATTTTGTCTTTTTGTATGGACGGGAACTCAGCCCGTGCTTTTATCAATGCCTTAATTAGTTCAATCATTTTTCACCTTTAAAATATTTTTGAATAGGGGCAATTACGCCCCGTTTAACTAAGCTGCTACTAAATGGGTTAATCCGATCAATTCCTTGGCTACAAGCTGCCAATCATCCTGATAATCCTCACCATTCATAGTCCAGCCATGATCATCATTCAGGAAGATTGAACCAGCGATCGCCCCATTAATTCTGAGTGTGTAAGATTGTCCATGATCATGGACAAAGTTTGAAAACTCGATATTCATGCTTATGTCTTCGATAATTGGCTCTATGCGACCAGTGGCACTGTGCATAATCACATTATTTACATATTCATCTTTGATGAATTGTTCTGCCTCTTCATACGAACTAAGAGTTTTTGATTTCTTTACCATTTCTACATTCCAGGATTGATCTAAATATATAATTTTGGCAATGACATGATGTATGTTATTGTCGACGATGGCTTCATAATAGCCAAAGTCTGTAGGAGAAATAAAGCTGATTCTGGATGCTATTGCATTTTTAACAGCGAGTTGATGCTTGCATTCAGCGCCTCTAAAGTGATTATCCCCACACTCACAGCGCTCTTTTGGGATGGGGTGAGCAGGTGTGACGGTGTAGTAATTGCCATTCTTATGGTTGAGAGTGACAAACTTCACGAAACCATTTTCTGTGTGTTGCTCGATAACTTCTACAGATGCGGCTTTTTCAGCCTTTGTTGCGGCTTGCACTTCTAACTCAACCTCTAACTCTTGTTGAGCCAAGGTTTGACTATCTACGAGTGTGTAGCCCTGCCATTTGCAGTGGCGTTCTGCTTGTTGGTAGGTTGTGGTGCGGTGGACAATCTCACCATTTACCAAAACCATGTAAGGCTGGGTAGAACCCTCAAAACTTTCACTTTCAAAATCAATAGTTGCTTCTACGACTTCAATTTTTTGAACCTGGGCGGATTGATGCTCAATAATGGCATCAATCCAATTTTGAATAAGTCTCTTGTCACCTGTGGGCAATACTCCCAAGTCAGAGGCGACTTTTTTAACTTTGATCATTCCTCTGTTGAGGAGTTGTTGACTGGAATAGGTTGGATGTGCCATGATCAATAAAACCTGATTGGTTAGAAAGCAGTCACCTTGTCCTGAGAAAACTTGTGGCTGCTTTTGTTTACTCTTCTACTATAGCTGGTAACTATAGACTTGTCAAGAGATTTTCCAAAAAAAATTTGAGACCTTGATCTGTAAGGCTTCGCAGATTTTAGCGAAGGTGTCAGCCCCTACTGTTACCTGTTTTCGCTTCAATAACCTGGGGTTTTCGATTTGCTGGATATAACCCTCGGCCACTCCAGCCATTTGTGCCAGCTTGGCGCGAGATAACCCTGCGGATTCCCTGTGTTGCCGTAACTTGGCGGCGTAATCTTGCCCCCAATTAAAAGATGCAATAGGCGTAATGTCCATCTCAATGCTTACCTTTATTTCATAGTTCATAACTATAAAAATAATTCCTTTTAGCGTCACTGTCAACTATAGCCTAATCTTGCTCATCCTCATCTTTTTCTTCAGGATGCAGTATTCGCGCTATCTTCAAAGCAATCGAGTCTTTTGCGCCTTTTTTTCATAGAATTTCCTCTTGACACTCTCAGGGTTAAATCCGCTGAGTTTTACGCTTACCGCGAGGTCTTATAAAAACTCACCCAATTGATAGCCTCTGTCCTGCAGAAGAATTAAATAATATTCCGGTATAAGGGTAAAGCCGCGTTCTAATAGTTTTAATATTATTTGATGGCCGTAGCTGGTAGCCGTCTTTATCTATTTTTGACGGGTCTAAACTAAGTTCTTCAAATTCTGCGAGGATTGCTTGCACTCGCTCAACTTGAGCCGGCTCAAGATTAATTTCCTCTATTGATGATTGCAGCCTATTCTGGATTGAAGTCCCATAACTGAATAAATCGGGCATAAGACGCGACTGACCACTACCACCGGATACTGCTGTGCTATTCCGTAAGGTGATTTCGTACACTTCGTAAAGCAATCCAATTTCGTGATCAGTCAGAGTCATGATTGTTGCGCCTCGTAGCTAATGTTGTGATACCCAGTCCAGGAAACTACTGGGATTTTGGCAATTAGATCCCCTACATCGGCGTAGGGTCTGCCGTCTCGAACTTCCCTGGATTGGGCTGTTGTCAATCCCAACTTTTCTGATAAATCTTTGATTGATGCGGAATTGATTTTAATTAGTTCCGCGCTGGGTTCTGTGGGTGCGGGTTGTGGTACAGGCTTTGGTTCATCGGGGGCGGTGATTCTGTACCCCATCGCCAAGAAGTTGTTCACCTGCATTTCATGGACTTGAACCCCTTGCCCATCTGGAGAAAAGAGGATAGGCATAATTTAGAGGGATAGGATTAAAGCGCATTTACGGAAGTCGGAAATTTTAGAACCAGTCAGCATATAGTAAGCATTTTTCTCGCTTACCGTGCCAGTATCATAATTCCCCCTAAAAACCTGAATTGTTAAGTTCGTGTCAGAGTCGGTGACACTTGCTCCTACCGCACCTGATCCAGGAGTAGGTTCAGCAATTCGGCGGGTGGCCATTAAAATACCTTCACGATGGTTGACGGTATTAATGGACGGAATACTGGGGATGCTGAATAAATCAGTGCCAGCAACAATATCAGTCGCGGTTAATTTTGTGCCATTGGGGGCAAAAGGCACAAAACTAACAACGGGGGCAGTGGGAGTGGCTCTACTGATCCTTAGAATCACGCCAAAAGCTTTGACTGTATTACTTGTACCGATTCTGGCGATTTGTCCTACTGCGACGCTGTTTGATAAAGCGGTGGTACAAGTCAGGGTTAGGTTGATAGCGCCGACGCTGGTAGTAGTAGTGTTATCAGCGTAGGTAAAGTCAGTATTGGATGCGGCTGATGCAATGGCTAGAGTCGCTTGTGTTCCGGCGTTGGTATCCAAATCGGTAATCGCACTCTGGGAACTGATGACGTTGGATGCGCCGATGTTAAACCCAAAACGGGGTATGAAATTTCTCATACCGTCTTGAATCATTTGTCCACTACCAATGGTGGAGGCGGCAAAACCAGTTACCGCAATAGAGTCGGACAGGAACGCACCACCAGCCACAGGTGAAATTAGCGCGAAACGGTCAGCCTTGGGGACATTCTCTTTATCCAAAACCACACCCGCACCAGTTAGCCCGCTGCTATTGAAGTTGGTTAGTTGCCCGGTGGTGGAATCTACACACGCAGATAAACCAATGGGAGCGTTAGCACCTAAAGCCACAGATCCGGTTGTTGCCGTCCAAGTGGTAAACAATGAATTCATGTACTCATCGTTCGGCGTAGCGATCGCATCCGCCATTTGAGATCCAGTTTCTACCAAGTATCTCTCGATACTTTGACGGGGGTCTAGCCCGTAAGTCACCCAGCCATCAAACCACAGCCGCTCTAAAGCCACCGTACCGGAGAAGAAACCAGCCTCGGTGAAAGTACCAGCCGCAACGCGAGGGTTTAAGTCTGTAGCTCGTCGTCGTCTTGGACGGCGGATCTTAACCTCATTGCCAACTTCAAAAGCACCGGGTTCGTAATTTGTAATACAAACACGGGGATACATCGCCATTAAGTTCAATTGCGTTAACGCGCTTAGGGCAATGCGAGTTTCTAAAAGTGCATCGTTACCGGTAAATTGTGGAGGCATAAATTTTCTTTGTAGAAATTACTTGGATTAAGCTTTCCCAAATTGCTGTTCAAGGAGTTGGTTATAGGCTTTCATGGCTTCGGGGTCTTTGTTGTAGTTGTCGTAAATTTCCTGAGCAGTCATTTTTGCAAAATCGTATGGACTCTTTTGAGGTGTAGGGCGACTACCGGGTGTGGCATCTGTTCCCGTTCCGGCTCTAGGAACAGCAAAATGGGCAAATTCTGTTTCCAGTATGTTTGGGAGAACATCTTTAAATTCAGCCTTAACGAGATCTCCAAATTTATCGGTAGATCTGATGTACAGTTTGTTAGCTTCTTTGTCCTCGATCAGCAATCCGCGCTTTTCCAGTAGGGTTAGTAAATCGCCTTCGGTGTTTGACCGTACCAAACCTAATGCCCGCATTTGATCCAATACTTCATTCCTCATGCGAGATTGCCGGTCCGTTTCTCTAAGAGCTTGAGTTTCCCTGTCCCGATCGTCAAGCTGTTGTTGAATCTGTTGGATCTGGGACTCATACTGTGATTTGACCTGCTCTGTTAAAGATGCTTTGATCTCTTCTATCTCATTGCCAGTTAATCGGGGTTCTCCGGCTGAGGTTGGGGTAGCTGATTCTTCTTCCTCTGTTTCCTGTCTCAACTTATTGAGAAAGTCAAGACTTGGGTTTATTGCTTCAAATCTCTCTTCCAATTGATGAGCCATTTGCTCGGATAACTTGGTTGAAGATTCCGATATGGCATCAAAAAGTTTTTTAACATCTCGCTGTTGTTTTTCGATTATTTCAATCTGTTCGGTTAATGGCTTAACAGCCCCTTCTATCACCGCAGGAAGAATTGCAGGGATTGTGGATTTAATAGCGTCTTGGATGGCTGCAAGAATTTCGGGGTCTAATGGCATAAATTAAATTTAATTTTGTTTGTACCGTTATTGTTCCCATTGGGAAAAATAAGTCAAAACGAAAAAACTTTTATGGCTTTATCGGATATCAAAGATTTGTTATCAGCCATTTGGGGGGTAACAAGAGATCGCATCCCTGTATTGTCCAACGGCAAAATCCCTGTAGAAGTTGGTAGCTTAAATGTCACGGTCGGCAATGCTTCTTTGGAGATCGCTAATGATGTAGGTAATCCTGTTCCAATTAATGATGCGGGGGGCAGTATTACAGTAGACGGTACATTTTGGCAATCTACACAGCCCGTCAGTATTGCTACTTCTCCGGCAGGTTTAGCTTATGTATCTTCAGCTTCATTAACAAGACCCGCTAACGTCACAGCTTACACAGCTAATGATGTGTATGGTGGTGTATTTGAACTTCAGAATATTGGTGCTAGTGGTGGGTTTATATTTATTGAAAGCTTAGATATTATTTTCA